AGCGCGACCCGGGCACCAGTCACCAGGCAAAACGTACCGCGCTCGATCGGATCGATTCACTCGTCCCTGGTTCCTGGTTCCTGGTGCGTGGTTTTTTGCGCAATCTCCAGGTTACCTGGTGCGCGTTCCCTGTTCCCTGGTGCGCGTTCCCTGGTTCGGTTCCTGGTTACCTGGTGCGCGTTCCCTGGGTTGTATTTCTTACCTAGAGTCCCAGAAGCATGCTTTTACTATTATGAATAAATCCTTATAAATCAACGACTTACGAGCCACACACAGGCATCTGAGCGGAGACGGTTATAACTCGGTTTCGTACAAACGGTACAGTTAAAAACGATATGGAATTAACTGACCCTAATTTAAAGTCTTTTTTGCTTGTTTTTTGGTTAAAAAAAATTTAATATTTTTTGGCAATGGCCGAGAAAAAAATTAAAAAAAATGGACGTCCGGGATTATCCGCCAAGACACGTTTAACTCGTATGCAGCAATTATTTGTTCGTGAGTTAGTTGCAAACGACGGGCACATAACTTTAAGAGAGGCGGCAATTAATGCCGGGTACTCGGTGAGTTCTTCGCACACAAGAGCTTATGAACTAACGAATCCAACTATAAGCCCCCATGTTGTTGCTGAAATTAAACGGTATCGACAAGAGCTCGATGCAAAATACGGCGTAACTTATGGTAGACACATTCGCGAACTACAGAGAATACGGGACGAAGCGTTAAGCAACGGTGCGTACTCCGCGGCCGTACAAGCCGAGTATCGTCGAGGTCAAGCCCAGGGCGATATTTATATAAGCAAAAGCGAAATTCGCCACGGCAGCATAGATCAGATGTCTAAAGAAGAAGTCTTAAAAGCTATTGAGGAAATAAAATCTTATGGCCCGTCCAGTGAAAAACAAGCAGATACCAGCGAGCGCGACTCCGAAGGAATCGGGACTGTGGAAACAAGTCCGGGAAGCTTTGAAGCGGACACGACCGCAAATACTACCCACTAGATTAGAATCGTGGGCCTTGCCCGGTGTTCCAGATGTCATGCTCTGTGATGAAAAAGGCCGATTCCACTTAATAGAATTAAAATTCTGTAATGGGAATAAGGTGGGTTTACGCCCGCATCAAGTTGCTTTTATGACGCGCCACCAACATGCAAGCGTTTGGATTTTAGTTAAGCATCAAAAAATAAATGAAAAAGATTTTCGGATTTTAATCTTTAAGGGTGAAGAAGCTGTCAACCTCGTTATGGATGGTTTAAAGGGGTCCCAAGAAATTGCTGAGTTTAAAGGGCCTTTTGTAGATTGGGAAAAATTATTTAAAGTTTTTTCTCCATGAATCTTTTTGAAGACGAAACAAAACTATTACGGTTAAAGCTACGGTTAGCTCAATTAGACAAAGTAGAGAACAGCAAAAATAATTTTTTAGATTTTGTGCGGGCTATGTGGCCTGAATTTATTTTAGGTAATCACCACAAAACTATTGCAAAAAAATTAGAAGATATTGCTTCGGGTAAAATTAAACGATTAATTATTAATATGCCCCCTCGGCATACCAAAAGTGAGTTTGCGAGTTTCTTATTTCCGGCTTGGATGATCGGTAGAAATCCCGCCATGAAAATTATTCAAGCAACACACACCACGGAACTTGCTGTTAACTTCGGACGTAAAGTTAAGAACTTATTGGAAACAGATGAATACGCTACGGTTTTTCCAAAAACAAAACTAGCGGCAGACAGTAAAGCATCCGGTCGGTGGGACACGAAAAGTGGCGGGATGTACTATGCCGTGGGCGTTGGTTCAAACTTAGCGGGACGCGGTGGTGATTTAATTATTATTGATGACCCGCACTCGGAACAAACCGCGTTATCTAATAACGGTTTTGAACAAGCTTGGGATTGGTACACCGGCGGACCGCGACAACGGTTGCAACCGGGAGGTGCTATTGTTTTAGTACAAACTCGTTGGTCAGAAAAAGACATGACCGGACAATTAATGCGGGCGCAAGCTAAAGACCCGATAGCAGATCAATGGGAAGTTGTGGAATTACCTGCTTTGATGCCGTCTGGCAACCCATGTTGGCCTGAATTTTGGTCAAAAGACGAGTTGATGGGGGTAAAAGCGTCCGTACCACCCTATAAATGGAACGCGCAGTACCAGCAAAACCCGACATCGGAAACTTTGGCTATTTTAAAGCGTGAATGGTGGCAAAAATGGGAAAAAACAGAGGTGCCTAACCTACAATACGTGATTCAAAGCTACGACACCGCGTTTTCTAAGAAAGAAACAGCCGATTACAGTGCAATTACTACCTGGGGCGTGTTTTACCCACAAGAAATAGGCGGCGCCCCGGCTATTATTTTGTTAGATGTCAAGAAAGGCCGGTGGGATTTTCCAGAATTAAAGGCGGTTGCAAAGGAACAATACGACTTTTGGGACCCAGAAACCGTAATTATTGAAGCAAAAGCGTCCGGTACGCCGTTAACGCAAGAATTACGTCAAATGGGGATACCGGTTATTAATTTTACACCCAGTAAAGGGAATGACAAGCTTTCTCGAGTGCATGCTATCTCGCCTTTATTTGAATCCGGCATGGTTTGGGCCCCCGATGAACCGTGGGCGGACGAATTAATTGAAGAATGTGCGGCTTTTCCTAATGGTCGGTATGACGATTTAGTGGACAGCATGACCCAAGCTTTGTTGCGTTATCGGCAAGGAAATTTTGTGCAAACTCCTACGGATGATTGGGGTTTTGAAAACGCCGGCGAACGCTTGAAAGTTAATGCGTATTACGGTTAATCTATGTTAGACTAATATTTACCTAAACTGAGGAGACAGAGCAGTGGGACCTAAAATGATGGGGATAACGGGTATTCCGCGATACGCGGGCCAAGGCCCTTTAAGTGTTCCACGTGAAACATTGCCTCATTTTCAGCAAGGCGGCGGTTTATTTGGCGCGGCTCCTGCTCCTGCTGTTGGCGCACAACCTAATTTTAATCTTAATCTTCCATCGCAAGCCTTATCTGACCCAAGAGGCCCTTACTTACCCACCGCTGGTCAGGGTATCTTTACACCTAACGTACCCGGCGGAACTTACGCAGGCGGAGATTTTTTAGTAGACCCGGCTACTATGGTACCAACTATACCGGGTTCTGGCCCAGACGCTCCCGCCGTAGAAAACGCCCCAGTAAGCGTGGGCAGTCCAGACACAATGTACGGCACACCTTCTCCGGCAGGCTCCGCTTTTGATTTTCTGGGTGCGGGTTTTGTACCAGATGCTCAAGGCATGTTAGAAAGTGGAAATCAAGCTTCAGTAGAAAATGCAGGGGCA